AGGAGGGGCCAACTTCGCAGCATCGGCAAACACATCCTTAACCCTGAAGCATGACGGAGTACAATGGTTTGAGACAGGCCGAAGCGCATAATCCCATGAACACCCCACAACAAGACCCACCGCCAATCGACATCGAGCTTCTTTGGTTCGACCCTAGGAACTAACCCACACACCCATGAAATACATCCTCGCACGTTTAATGGAGCCATCGACATGGCGCGGCATCATCAGCCTCCTTACGGTCTTCGGAGTTAAGATTGCGCCTGACCAAGCGGACGCTATCCTCACCGCCGGCGTGAGCGTTTACTCAGCTATCAACATCTTCAGGAAAGAAAAACCGTGATTGCCGACATCTCGTTTGAACCCATGGTGAACCAACTTGTTGCTCAAGGTCCGTTGGCGTGTGCGATGGCAATCGCTATCTGGTATCTCTCGCAGAAGATTCGCGAGTGCGAGGACGACCGGAAGGAGCTGTGGAAGAAGGTGAGCGAAATCTCTGAGCGGTTCTTCACCGAGCACAAATGAACATCTCAGACGCGGGTCTAAAGCTCATCATCGATTTCGAGGTGGGCGGCGGTGAGGAATACTACCGCAAGTTCCTTCAGAGCCCGACGTGGCCTGGGGAGCAAAGCGGCGTCACGATTGGGATTGGCTACGACTTGGGCTATAGCACACCGCAACAGTTCTCGGAAGCGTGGGAGGAACTGCTCCCCGAGTCCGATTACCTTGCGCTCACCGCCGCCCTCGGAGTCAAGGCAAACGCAGCCCGTGAACTCCTGCACTCCTCGCCCACAATGCGCTCTATCGTGGTGCTTTGGCAGAAGGCCGTTGAGGTCTTCCAGAAGAACACGTTGCCCATGTTTTACCTGCGTATGCTGCGCATTTACCCGCAGGCCGAAGACCTGCCAGACGAGGCGCGGGACGCTCTTATCTCGTTGGTGTTCAACCGTGGCACAGCCCTCGCGGGGGACAGGCGGTCCGAGATGCTGGGCATCCAGAACGCCATGCGTGACCGCCGGTTCTACGACGTACCGGAACTCATCCGGTCGATGAAGCGTTTGTGGCCGAATACCAAAGGCTTGCAACGCCGCAGAGACGCTGAAGCGGCTCTCTTCGAGAAGGCGCTTGAGCCTAAGCGTAAGCGATAAACTCAAGGCCCTTGCCTTCAATCTTCGGGAGCATACCGTTCTCGTCGTAAATCCCTGCGCCTTTAGGGATAATCGTGTCTGGAGGCAGTGCGCTGCCCATGGTGGCAATGGGCCCCGAGTCGGAGTGCACCTTCGGAGCGAGCACAAGCAGCCCCGCTTGAATGCCGTGAACACCGGTGAAACGCTGAACGAGAATGTCGGAAGAGACAGGTTCCATGGCTCAACACGTTGCAAGGAAGCAGCTTGCGACAAAAGTAAAAAAGATGTTGCGATACGCAAAAAATGCGTACATCTTCATTTCCGCCATGAGCTACCAAATAGATGCGAGGCACATGGTCTTCCGGTTCGGGGGAAAGAACCTGCTCTGGAAGAAGTTGGTGTTGTCGGGGGTACTTGTGCAACCGAGAACAATATCAACATGGATTCGCAGACGGAAAATCCCGCTGGAGAAGTTTGCGGCGCTTGTGGCGCTTGCACACCGCGAAGGCTGGGTGCTTCGGCTCGAAGACGTGTGCCATAAACTAAAACGTGAACTAGAAAATGAACCTGAAAAAAATGCGGGAGGAGATAGCCAAACGGCTCACAAAAATCTCCGCCCTTGAAGAAGAGATAGCGACATTGGAGCAGGCCATCATGCAAGAGCATGGGGCGAACCTCCAGAACCTGCTGGCAGAGTCAGGCCGTGGATACGGCGCACTCACAACGGAAGTGGACGGCGTAAAGCTGACGTACGAAGTCAAGGCGACCTACCTGTGGGATCAGGGCAAGTTGCAGGCTCTGTACGAGTCGCTGCCGCTGGCTGACGCACGGGAACTTGTCACCACCAAGATGTCGGTGTCGGCAAAGACCATTGAGCGTATCGGCAACGAAGACGTGCTGCGTCGCGTTATGGAAGCGCGTACCACCAAGTTTAGTGAACCCCGTATCACTTTTGTAAAATGAGTCTGCGAATCATTAAAGCAGACGAGCGCCTCAAGCGCACCTCGGACTGCGTGAAGGCGGTTGTGTTCGGCCCTGCCGGTGTTGGTAAAACCTACCAAGCCCGCACGCTGGACGCAAAGAGCACGCTCTTTGTTGACCTCGAGGCCGGCACGCTGGCTCTGGGCAAAGACTGGAAGGGCGACTGCCTCGACATTCGCGGCACAAGCAACGAGATGGGCGCTCACCCATGGGAGCTGGCTAAGGCCATAGCCCTGTGGTTGGGTGGGCCAGACCCTGCGGACGCCAACGGTTCCTACTCGAAGTCGGCGTACGAGTCCGTTGTGAAGGCGTTTGGGCCGGCGTCCGGTCATGAGCAGTACGAGACGCTGTTCGTTGACTCCATCACCGTGGCGAGCCGTATGTGCTTCGCATGGTGCCAGCAGCAACCGGAAGCGTTCAGTGACAAGACCGGCAAACCCGACACCCGTGGGGCCTACGGGCTTCTCGGACGAGAAATGATTCGCTGGGTGACCCAGCTCCAGCACTGCCACAAGAACGTGGTGCTGGTGGGGATTCTGGAGCAGCAGGAGGATGAGTTAAAGAGGAAGTACTGGGACGTTCAAATCGAGGGCTCAAAGACGGGTCGCGAGTTGCCTGGTATCTTTGACCTTGTTCTGACGCTTCAGAACTTCGAGGCAGAGGACAAATCGCAATACCGCGCCTTCGTCTGCCACCAACAAAACCCGTGGGGCTACCCCGCAAAAGACCGCTCCGGTACGCTGGAGCTTCAAGAACCCGCTGACCTTGGGAAGGTGCTCGCCAAGATCCGCGCAGGTAAACGCATCGACACCGCCAAACACTAAAAACACTAAAAACAAAAATCAAAAGTCATGTTCAATTCACAGTCAACAAACGTCGGGTCAACAGAGATGGAACTCATTCCCAAAGGGACAGTGGCGAAAGCCGTCCTTGTGGTGAAGGAGCGCAAGAGCAGCCAATCCACCGGTGGAGACTACCTCTCCATCGAGCTCGTTATCCAAGGCGGTCAGTATAACAACCGGCGCGTGTTCGGGATGGTCTGTAACCCGTTCGATGAGAACAACAGCGAGGCGTGGCGCCAGATGGGTATCGGGGCGATTACTCGCATTCTTGAGAGCCGAGGTGTCTTCAACTACGAAGACCCCGCTTCTTACGAGCAGTTCAACAGCGGTGACTTCGGACAAATCATCGAGGCGCTCAATGGTGCTGAGGTCGTCATCAAGGTCGGTATCGACAAGGGCAAAGACGGACGCGCTGACCGTAACTCCATCAGCGACTGGGGCTCACCAAACCCAAGCAGCAACGGGCACAAGCTCTGGAACCAAGCCAATGAGAGTGCGCCTGAGGCAAAAGCACCGGTGCCAGCAGCGAAGACCGCCGCGCCTGCGGCGACGGTTGGCAAGAAACCTGCTTGGCTGAAGTAGCACAGTTTGTTTGAGGTTGGGGGGGGGCGGGGCAATAATGGTTGTCTCGCCCCCCTTTTTTGAGCTAAAACCAGCGGCATTCTCAAGCCGCATGGTGTGCAGGGAGATCCTGCAACGACGCTTTTTCATTTTTGCGTCAGTGAAACAAAGGCACTTACATGATTTTACGACCAAGGCAGGCGCAGTTCGTTGACGCCTGCATTGACGCACTGGACAAGTGCGGCAACACACTAGGAATCGCGCCGACTGGCGCAGGTAAGACGGTCATGGGCAGCGCGATTCTTGCGCCGTTCGTGAAGAAAGCACCGGTGCTCGTTATCCAGCACCGCGACGAGCTTGTCACCCAGAACAAAGAGACCTTTAAGCGGTACAACCCGTCGGCCAAGGTCGATGTGTTCAACGCCGAGCGAAAGGCGTGGTCCAGCGGGGCGACCTTCGGCATGGTGCAGACGCTGTGCAGGCCGCTCAACTTGGCAACGATGCCAAGCGGGATGTCGGCGCTCTTCTGTGATGAGTGCCACCACATAGCGGCTGACAGCTACATGAGGATTGTGGAGGCGTTCCGCGAGAAGTCTCCGAAAGGCGTCATCTTGGGGCTCACCGCAACTCCGGAGCGAGGCGATAAACAGGCGCTCACGGCGGTGTTTAACAACGTGGCCGACAAAATCACCGTTGGCGAGCTCATCGCAGCGGGGAACTTGGTTCAGCCGCGTGCGTTCCGGATGGACATCGGGCTCAATGACCAGCTCCAGAACGTGCAGAAGACCGGTGCGGAGTTCGACATGGGCGAAGTCGAGGCCATCATGGACAAGAGGGCCGTTCACTCGGAGATTCTGCGGCACTGGCGCGAGAAGGCGTCAGACCGGTCCACTGTGGTGTTCTGCTCGACCATCCAACACGCGCAACACTTGGCTGGGGCATTCCGTGAGGAGGGGATTACCGCCGAGGCCGTCCATTCCGAGATGTCGGACGACGACAACGCCACCATTCTACGGCGGTTCGACCAAGGGAAAATCAAGGTGCTCCTCAACGTGATGAAGTTGACCGAGGGCTGGGACTGCCAACGTGTGGGGTGCGTTGTTCTGGTGCGCCCGTGTAGCCAGAAATCGACGATGATCCAGATGATCGGGCGAGGGCTAAGGCCGTGCATCGATGCGAAGCGATACCCTGGGGTCATTAAGAGCGATTGCATCGTGCTGGACTTCGGCGCCTCGCTGCTCACGCATGGTGACATCGATGCGGGCGACCGGTTGTTCGTGCGCCAGAGCGAGACCGGCGAGGCGCCCATGAAGAAGTGCCCCGAGTGCGGTATTCAGGTGCCGGCAGCGGTCGGGAGCTGCCCCGTGTGCGGGTACGTCTTCCCCGTGCGGGTCAACGGGGTTGAGACCATCGAATCGTTCGAGATGTCGGAGATGCAAATCATCGAGATGTCGCCGTTCCGGTGGGAGTCGATGTACAGCGACGCCGTGCGAATGGCGAACGCTCTGACGGCGTGGGGTGCGGTCATCAAGCTGGGGGAGGTGTACAACGCGATTGGCGGCGTCACCGGTGGAGCGGTCACCATCATAACCCGCACCAACTCCAAGGAGCTCGCGCTGGCTCAAGCGGACGACTTCTTGCGGCGAAACGGGGACAGAGCGAACTCGCGCAAAACGCGGTCATGGATTAAGTTGCCACCCACCGACTCGCAGCGCCAGCACATGGCGGATGTGCCCATGTTCGGGATGTCACGCTACCGCGCAAGCTGCGTTCTTACATGGAAGTTCAACGAGGCACGCATAAAAAAAGCAATTCTTGGCTAAAGGACTATGGAAACCCAACCGAAAGAAATGGTATGTACAGCAAACTGTGGCGGGAGGTCATCCTCCCCGAGCTCATCGACAACAAGTTCCGTCAACCATCCGGAGCACTACAACCAGCACCCGTCTGGAACCGAGTGCATCCAGGTCGCAGAACACTTCAATTTCAACTTGGGAAACGTCATCAAGTACGTCTGGAGGGCGGGTCTCAAGTACGAAACGCAGCGGGAAGACCTCGAGAAGGCCGCGTGGTACCTTCGACGGGAGATTGTCCGCATCACAACAGCAACCAAAACAAAATGAAAACCAAACTGGAACAAGAAGCCACCGAGCTTCTGGCACTGACGGAAACACTGCTTCAGTCGCACCCAAACCGGCGTGCGTTCGAGGCGACATTCAAACGCATCGAGGCCGAAATCATGCGCCTCAGAAAGGAGACAAAATGAACCTGCCAAGCTGGTACGATAGCTGGCTCACCAACGATGAGAGCGAGGCAGAGAAGCAGTGCAAGTGCGGTAACGTCATGGAGTGGAGCTTCGGCTCTGAGATGTGGTTTTGCCCAGACTGCGACACACAAGTGCCAAGAGAAGCCGAGGAGGTGCAGCCGTGAGCCGACAAGACAAAGAAGAACAGTACAGAGCCCTCCTCATCAAATGTTTCCCGAACGTCCTGATCGCGGGGGAAAGCTCGCCGACAGCGGCGGACCTTGCCAGAGAGATTGAGCAAGTAGTTGCCCCGACCGAGGATGAGATGCGGGGGTATTTGCACGACCTCTTCAAAGACACTCTAAACGCCATGCACGGGGCGATGTTTCCGGACAAGGACGCCTCTCTTCCGATAGCACCAACGGGGACGGGTAAAGGCGTGATGTCCAGCGACGTCAGGTTTACGGAGGAAGTGGCGAAATGAACATCAGGATCGAAACACCTTTGGCTCCCGGCGAACTCGTGATGGTTAAAACCCAAGTTGGCGAGGTCTTGCACACCGTGAACGGAAACGGGCAGTTGGTCCCGTTCGGCGTGTCGCTATTGGCCGATGTCCCACTCCGCGAGCGTGCAGCGATTGCAGCGATGCAGGGGATTGTGACGGATTACCCACTCCGTGAATGCGGGGTGGAAAAAGCCGCCTTTTGGGCGGTCAAATGCGCCGACGCACTCATTGCCGAGCTTCGGAAGGAGGTGCAGCCGTGACCGACGAACAAATCAACCGCGCTATCGCTGAGGCGTGTGGGTGGACTGACATCCATGACAGTGGGCCTTGGCACAATCACAAGCTGTGGGGCTATCCGCCAGAACTCCCAGGACAAGGCGGGAACGCATATAAGTATATGCCAGACTATTGCACCGACCTCAACGCCATGCACGAGGCGGAGGCAACTTTAGGAAAGTCGCTTTACCGAATGGAGGCGCAACTTAAAAGGATGGCAGGAGCAATTTGTTTCCACGCCAGCGCCCGTCAACGCGCAGAGGCGTTTCTTCGCACGGTGGGCAAGTGGGAGGAGGTGCAGCCGTGAGTGCGCTTTCCGACTTCCTCCGCAAACACGACGCTTGCGACGAGGGCCGACATTGGGCGTTGGCAACTGGTTGCGAGACCGTGGCGGAGCTGTGGCTTCGCGACGACCTCAAACCGGATTTGCGTATTTGGCTGGCGTGTCGCACGTTGCCGGACAATCTGCTTCGCAAGTTTGCTTGCCGTTGTGTGCGTGAGGTTTGGCACCTGCTCGCCGATGAACGCAGCCGAAATGCGGTTGAGATGGCCGAGCGACACGCAGACGGACTAGCGACGGATGATGAGTTGGCTATTGCATGGGACGCAGCGAGGGGCGCAGCGAGGGGCGCAGCTGGTTACGCAGCGAGAGCCGCAGTGTGGGACGCAGCGTGGGCAGCAAGGGACGCAGCGAGAGCCGCAGCGTGGGACGCAGCGGGGGCAGCAAGGGACGCAGCGAGGGCAGCGAGGGCAGCGTGGGACGCAGCAATGGCAGCGAGCATGCGGCAGAACGAGATTCTGAGGGAGTTGGTGCCGACGTTAGAGGAGGTGCAGCCGTGAGCAGTCACACCATAGAGCAGGTTGTTGGGTGCATCCCAGCGCTCGTACAGGCGCAGACAAACGCGCACGTCGTTGTACTGCTGGTGCGGGACAGTAATGGCGATAACCACATTGTCGCAAAGGGACAGGGATGGAAGTCCTTACTCACATCTGCTGTAGCTAGAGTGATTGATGAAACTGCCGAGGAATCCTCGGTAGTTGGAGAGGAGGTGCAACCGTGACCAACGACCAAATCAACGCCGCCATCGCTGAGGCGTGTAATTGGGGAGTAAAACCAGTAGTCCACATTGACGACAAAGGTATTCGGGTTCGAGAACATCCAGACTACTGCAAAGACCTCAACGCGATGCACGAAGCGGAGATGATTTTTACTCCAGAGAGTAAGCATTGGATGTATTACGCATTGTTGGATGATATGTGCGGATCATCATTCAAAGCAATCAGAGCCACCGCCCGCCAACGGGCAGAGGCGTTTCTCCGCACGCTGGGTAAGTGGGAGGAGGTGCAGCCGTGACCAATCATAAAATCAACGTTGCAATCGCCGAGGCGTGTGGGTGGACTGAGTTTCATACTGAAGATTTTACTGAAATGGGAGTGCCTTGTTTTGTGCAAATGGCACTGCCTGCTGGGTTTATACACATTGAAAACTCAATGCCATTGCCCAACTACTGTGTCGACCTCAACGCGATGCACGAGGCGGAGAAGGTGCTGACTGACGACCAGTTCAAATGGTACACCTACTGGGTTGAGAAGCTGATGCCTGAGACGGGGTTTCGCTTTTTGCTGTGCGCAACAGCCCGCCAACGGGCAGAGGCGTTTGTACGGTCGCTGGGTAAGTGGGCAACTGACAAGGATTCCTTGACAGTTCAACCAACTACCGAGGATTCCTCGGTGGTTGGGAAGGAGGTGCAGCCGTGAGTGATTACTGCACATCCTGCGGTGTTGCGTGGGAGAACCACTTCGGGCTGGCATACACCTGCCGGTCTTTGAGCGAAGCTGCTGAAGAGCGCGACGAGTACAAAGCGCGTTTACACACCGCTACTGAAACCATCAAGCGCCTCGAATCCGAGATTGCCGAATGGCGGCTGGCCAGCGGCGTTGAGGGCCCTCTATTCTTGAAACATGAAACTGCTGGCAATCATCTTTGCGGCAATCGCCATAGCTGACACCGTGAAACTCTACCAACAGGAGGACAAAGCCTCTGTAACCGCGTATCTGCTGGTGTTGCTCTTGGCAATCTTCGGCATCTTCTACGCCCTTAAGAACGACGATGAGCATCTTTAAGCCAGAGACCAAGAAGGTCATCGGAAACGAGCCAGCACAAGCCGCTATCGCAGCCGTCATCGACGGCGCGATTTTGGCGCGTCAGGCAAACCAAGAGAAGCGGGACTATCTCGGGGCTTCACGCTGGGGGGAGGCGTGCGAGCGCAGGCTCCGGTACGAGTACGAACACGCTCCCGAGGACGAAGGCGCCGGCTTCCCACCGGAGGTGCTGCGCATCTTCGACATGGGGCATGACGGCGAAGACCGCATGGCGAAGTACATCCGCGCTGCTGGCTTCGACCTGCTCACCGAGAAGAGCGACGGCAAACAGTTCGGCTTCCGCGCTGCTGACGGTCGCCTCGGTGGACACATCGACGGCATCATCGCCGGCGGCCCCATCATCACCGGTGTTGAGTACCCGCTCCTTTGGGAGAACAAGGCGCTCAACGATAAAAGCTGGAACGACACCAAGAACAAGGGCGTGAAGGCATCAAAGCCGGTGTACTACGCCCAGATGCAAATCTACTGCGCGTACCTCGACATCCCCGCAGGCGGGATGTTCACGGCGCTGAACCGCGACACCGGTGAGGTGCTTGTTGAGCTTGTGCCCTTTGATGCGCTAGCAGCCCAAGAAGCCTCGGATCGCGCGGTGCGCGTCATCGAAGCTCAATCTCCCAAGGAACTCCCGCGCCTCGGCAAAGACCGCACCGACTTTCGGTGCAAGTTCTGCTCGTTCAAGAACACCTGTTGGGAGGACGCTCCCACTCAGGCCACCAATACCACGAAGCCGTTCTGGCTGAAGTAAGACAGACTACTACCCCAAACAAAATGCAGCCATTGACAGACCGTCGTGGCTTGGTTGACCTACACCAAGCCCAAGAGCATCTTCGCCTCATATTCGGAGAGCGAGACTGGAAGGAGAACGAGTTCATCTGCGTTCGCGGTATCGGAGAGAAGGGCACCGAGCAAGAAGGCGTCTTCCGTGAGGACATCTTCGTTGAGCCAGCCAAGGAGGGCTTCGCCCCCGTGCTATCAGCCACCGAGCGGTGGGCGCAGTACAACGTGGCGACCTTCGTTGTCCCAGGCATCTTAAGCGATAGGAGGGCAACAAGCGCCAACGTGGCGCGGATGCGCTCGCTAGTCGCAGACCTTGATGCGGGGGACACTGATGCCAAGATGCGCGAGCTCACCGAACAGTTGGGTGAGCCGTCGCTGGTGGTGTGCTCCGGTGGGACAACCGACGAAGGCACGCCGAAGCGGCACGTCTGGTACGCGCTGGATGATGAAGTGCCGGTCGAGCAGGCCATCCGGATGCGGGACGCTCTTGCCAAGGTCTCAGGCGGCGACTCCGCCATGGGCCTAGGAGTTGACTCAAACCCGTATGGCCGCGCTCACCAACCAATCCGGCTCGCCGGCAGCGTCCACGCCAAGCAGGGCAGGCCCGTGCAGACCGTCATCGAGTGGCAGTCCGAGAACGTGTACAACGCGGGAGCTCTGGGGGAGCGGCTGCGAACGTTGCTGCCGGTGGGCGGGGCCATGGCGCCGGAGGCGGGGTTGTTTGGAGTAGGCAGCGGGAACGTGCTCCGTCAGGAGCCGGCTTTCCAGCGGGATGTGTTCGAGGGTGGCGCCGGCGGGGAGACTCGGTGGGATGCCTTCAACTCGGTGGCTGGAGCGAATCTCGGGATGGTTCGGCGGGGCGTCATCTCGATGGACGAGGCCCGCGAGCAAACACGGGGCTGGATGCTGCAACGAATGCACCCAGCATGGACGGACGCACGGTTTGCCTCGGAGTGGCAGGGGCTCGTCAATGCGGACATCCGCCGCAACGGCAAGCCAGATGCACCGGTGGCGACTCCACCCCCCGTGCGCCAGCTCCCGCAGAGTTCGCCAACGGAGTCGTGGTTTTCCGCATGGGAAGCGCACCGGTGGATCAAGTACCCCAAGCCCGAGCACACCTACCTTGTTGAGGCGCTTGTCGTCAAAGGCGAGCCGCACCTGTTCATCGCCGAGGGAGGAGCGGGGAAAACTGGCCTAATCGCCGATTTAGCGTTGAAAGTGGCCGCTTATCCCGAGTTCGGCGGTGATTTGGACTGGTGTGGGCAGCGAATCACCAATGGGGGCACCGCTGTTCTTTTGCTGTGTGAGGACAGCCAGACCGAGATGCACCGGCGCATCCTTGAGATTGACCAAGGCGGGCTCATCGCAAAGGCCGGTCGGCGCCTTGTCGTCATACCGCTCTCAGCGGTTGGTGGGGCGTTCCCGCTTGTTGAGCGTGACCCCAAGAGCGGGGCACCGGTGGCGTCTTCAAAGTGGGAGGCCGTCATCACTGAGCTCAAGCGAGTGCCTGACCTGTGCCTTGTGTGCGTGGATACATTTAATGCGGTCTCGCACGGGGATGAGAACAACGCGCTGGCTGTTGCGGAAATGATGCGCGAGGCAGGGCGCGTGTGCGGGGAGCTTCGGGCGGCGCTCATGATAACGCACCATATCCGTAAGCCTGGGGCCGAGCCCATCCGCACGCTCAAGGACATGAAGAACTCGATCCGTGGGAGCAGCGCCATACCGTCGTACTTCCGCATCAACTTGGGGTTCTGGCACGCCACCGATTACGAGCGCCGCATGAAGGGCATGGGCCTCGCGCCGCGTGTAGACTCCTGTTACCGGTTCGGGGTGCTTAAGGCGAATATCTCGGGCCTCATGCGCGGCGAGCGCACACTGCTTCGGGACGCCAACGGACTGCTTCAGGACGTCACCAAACTGGATGTCTACAGCGCCATCAACGTGACCGAGCGTCTTGCATGGCTGGTGCTGGCTGTGCGAGAGGCAGCAGGGAACCTGCACCCGTACACGCTGGGGAATAAGAACGCAGCCAACGGGCTCTACAAGCGCCGGTCTGAACTTCCACCGGTACTGCGTGCAGTTGGCGCGAGCGAGTTCGGGCACCTCATCGAGGAGGGCTTGCAGAAGGAGCTCATCGTCTCCTGCGCAGTCAAAGGCTCCAAGTCGAAGAGCTACCTTGATGTTCCAGGCGGTGTTCTGGCAGGAGATGAAACCGGTGCCAGCATCCAAGCTGGGGCGTACTCATCCCTGCCGGACTGGAACGAGTACGTCTTCGACGCGGAGACCGGAACCTGCGTAGGCAAAGCCGGCCGAGCCGCATGGGGGGCTACCTTTTCATCCACGGGGGCGCAGGCTTTTGATCAGCCGACTCCAGAGGATGAGATGCCGGAGCTGCCTGAGGAGCCGCCGGTGCACCTGCCTGCAATGCGCTCTCGATTCGCTCAAGGCGAGCGCATAGGTCTCCCGAGAGCCGCTCGACCATCTTTTCCAGATGACGAATAGTGTCCTCTCGGCTTGCAACAGCATTTTGCAGGGCAACGCTTGCACTGAGCGCTGCCCTGAAATCTGCCTTGATGTCGTTGGTTTCCGTAGCTGCCTCGGCTGCTTTCACGCGCTTTCTGGCGCGCCATTCACGGTAGTACTCTGCCCTCATCTTATGTTTCTTCTTTTCAGTGTTTTCCATATTCATTGCGCTAAATGCACGCGCTTTATCGTCACAGGGTGTTCGCGTGTGTTCAAGAGATTTTTACAGAGTGTTTTGAGAAAATGTTCTCAAATGTTTCGATTTGTTTCGCAACGAAAAAACGAGTTTTTGAAAATGCGCCAAAAAACTGGCAAAAATAGACCCTTGCAAATGCTTGATGTTCAACATCTTGTTTTGTTGCACAATAGTCGCGTAAGAAAGTTGCATGGTTGTTGTGAAACAGTTTTACAGAGTAAAAGCCATGCAAAACAAGCTGGTGTTTGCGTGTGTTGCACCACAGAAAAAATCGCTACAAAAAAAACAGCAAAAAAGGACGCTGCGTAAGTGCCTGAAAACCGTATGATTTGCGAAAGAAAACCGATGTTTGAGGACATGAGCCCTTATATAGAGAGTAGCGTACTCATCGCTTACGCTCTTCCTACTATCCCCTCTCTCTTCTCTCAGTCTACCGCGTTGCTGACTGAGAGGAGAGGGGATACTGCTTCGCAGGCTGCCTTCCTCTATATTGACCGTTGATGACCTTGTTTTTTTTCTCGTTGTGTTTGCTGACCGTTTTATCCCGCCGCGCCGCTCGCATTGTATACAATCCCGATAGACTTTTATGACGTTCACTTTCTTCGTTTCTGGTACTCCTCGTCCGCAGCCAAGACCGCGTTTTGTGCGTGGGAGAGCGGTGTCCACCTTGGATGCGGGCTCGAGTGCGTGGAAGGGGCTGTTGCGCTCGTCTGCGAGGGTTGTTTTAAGCAACGCCGGCAAGACGGCTGAGTCGCTTGGGCTGAATGAGGCGATTTCGATGGAGTTGACCTTTCACTTCGCGACCAAGGAGGAGAGCCGTCACGGTCAGCCGCACACGCACAAACCGGATGCGGACAACCTGGCGAAGCTGGTGATGGACGCGCTGGTGGATGGCGGTATGTGGGTTGGGGACGACAGCCGCGTGGCGGATTTGACCGTGCGCAAGCGTTGGTGCAAGAGCGGCAGCGAGGGCGTCGCGGTGAGCATCTACGTTGACGCGCCGGCGGAGGAGAAGGCACCGGAGTGGCTTTTGTGATTGATGAAAGATTTTGCTAAAGGGCGGCGGGGAACTGGCCGAAAGAAGAGCTTATGAACCTGATGAAGATAAACCCAGATGAGATACGCTCCATTGTGGGCAAGTTGGTGGCGCAGGGCAGAGCGGTTGTCCCGCCCGAGAAGCCCAAGCGCGGCAAGTACAGCGGACGCACCGAGAGCCAGAACAAGCTGCGCGTCATTTCGTGTGACCAGTGCGGAACCAAGTTTATGAAGAACTGCTCGGTGCACCTGCGGTGCAGCAAGGAGTGTTCGCGCAAGGCCAACATCGAGAGCGTGCGGGTGTGGTTTGTTGCGCGAGGTCTGCGCGGCAAGCCTCTGGCGGATTATCCGTGCGATAACTGCGGCACGGTGTTCAAGAAGCTGAATGCGGGTCACCGGTTTTGCGGCCCCGAGTGCCGCGAGATCGGCAAGAAAATCAGAAAGGCAATGAAGTAAACCAACCAACCAACCAACCAACCAACCAACAACACACCATGGTCACACCAAATAACGACGAGCAGTACAGCGCACACGGTCCAGCCCACTCCCTAGTCCGGAATATGATGCGGGCGCTGGAGCGGATGGAGAAGCGGCTCGACCGCGAGATAGCCGCTGCAAGCGACCTGCGCGGGAAGCTGATGGAGGCGGAGAAGCTGGTGGCGGATGGCACGCATGTAGTCAGCGAGCTCAAGGAGCGGCTTCTGTCGCGGGTTGTGGCGGATCTGGAGTGGAGGGGCGGGGACAAGGGGCTGCTGCTCGACGCGGACCGGTGGATGCAGGCGTGTGTGCCGACCGTTGTGCGTGTGACCATGGCCGAGGAGTTCGGGTTGTGACCGCGCGTCCCCAAAACACAGCCCAAAACCACCCCGAAAGCCTTGAGTTTACTCTGTTGGGTGCGTTTGAGGACGAGGGGGTAATACAGCAGTCAAACAACCGCAGGATAGAGCGTATGTCACTGTCCGAAGGCGTCGCCCAAGTCGACGCACTCATCAGGCTGCTGGAGGCAAGAAAAGCAGGGCGCCCAGCGGCGGCCTCCGCCGCCCTGCGCAGGCTGAGAGCGGCTGTTAGCTGTGAAACCAAAAACCGGATTAACGTTCCAGTTTCAAAAACGCTGACGGGATTTTCAGATTCGTGAAAAGTTTTTCCAATCCCACAAAATCGGAAAACCATCACACCCAGAAAACAGGACGTACGGACTTATGTCTGGTTGCGCAGTGAGCGGTCAGCGCAGGCAGCTCCCACGGAGAGGACGGAACGGGACGGCGGAGACGGAGACGGATCAGGCGGGGGATGAGGCGGGGGACGGGATGAGGGATGGGGCATGGGTCAGGACGTCAGGGCAACGGGTCAGGGCATGGGGCCAGAACGCGCAGAAAGGCACCGAGAACGCACCGCAGGGCGGGGCGCGGGTGAGGAGCGCAGGATGGTTCTCTTTCTTTTGACGCTGGGGCGTGAAAGAAAGGAAAAAGAATCAAAAAGAAAGCCGCCCACAACGGGGCGGCTCGGCTAGCTCATGATGAGGAGAGAGGAGAGAGGCTGTCAGCGGTCGCAGGCAGGTTTCAGCTCGGCAACAGGATCGCTCAGCCCGAGCGCACGCCGTGCGCCTCGGATCGCGTCCTGCCAGTCCTGCTCCTCACGCCAGGTGCCTTGCTGGATGGGTAGGCGCTCGCCAACGCCGTTGAGCATCGCGCTCAGGCAGGCACGGAGGGCTTCGGTCGGGGTTGGGGGCGGGGTTGTTTGTGTTTGCATGGTTTCTTTTTGGTTTGGGGTTGTCTTGGGTTTGCCGGCAGCTCCGACGGAAAGCTTTAGGGGAACGTTGCGAAAAGTTTGCGAAAGGTGTGGGGTTTGTGGCGGAAAAACCGGATTAACGATCCAAATCCAAAACGGTTGGCAGGATTTTCGATTTCGTGAAAAGTTTTTGGAGAGGGAGGAAACCGGAAAACGGTTTCAGGTGGAAAATCAGGGTTTCAGAGGGGTTCAGGTGTGGAAAGGCGCACTAAGTTGAGTTTGATTAGGTTGGATTTAAGGGTGAAAAGGTGAACGCGTACAGAGGAGCGGGGAGAAACATAGGCCTAGAACGAACAGAAACGGGGTGAGAGCGAGAGGAAGGAAGCGGGGAAGGTGGCGATAGCGGACGAGGGGTGAGAAGGGCGGGAAGGGGCGAGAGGGAAGCGGGACGGGAGAGGACACGAAAAAGGCCGCATCCAGTGAAGGACGCGGCCATAGGATAGGGAGAGGAGTGGGGTCAGTGTCGGTACAGGCGTCCGTCGGAGCCTACCCTCCAAGCGTCATCATCAAATGCTGCCAGTCTGTCTAAACTATCCCACCCATCATCGCCGTCGCTGAAAATAACGTGCGCAATCTCTCCTTGAATTGAGATTATGCGCGCAGGGAAACGTCTTCCAAACTCGTCGGTGTAGATTACTCGGTCGTTTGGTTTGTGTTTGGTTTGCATGGGTGCGGGATTAAAGGCCCAACTCGCGGACAATGGCTCTAAGAGCGGTGTCTAGGTGAGTGTCATTCGCGTAACGATAAATGTCTTCCAACGCTATATTTTCGGCACCGCTTCTTCTCGCAAACGTGAACAAGTCCCAGCGGAAGCGCCTTTCTGGGTCTTTTCCGAGTTTTAGCGCTTTATACGCGAGCACTTGCTCGCGGTTGAATGAGCCGATGATGCTTTTTAGTACGGTGTAGTGTTCGGGCGTTATTTTCATTTCTTTGTTTCGGTTTGGGTTTGGGTTTGGGTGCGCGTTAAACCTAGGCGAGTGCCGCCTCGAGGTGCTCTAGCAAGTAGTTCTCAACAAGCGTTAGCGCCTTGCGCACTTGTTCCCGTTCCGCTACAGCTTCCGTCCATTCCGAGTTGCTGTAGTCTCGTGCGTTGAACTCGATTTCACGCAGGGAATCTTTCAGGCCTTCCAGCGCGAGGTGCGCGTTGCTGAGTTGTTCCGCGAGCCTATCGGTCGGAGTACCGAAAACTTTACTGTAGTGGGGAGTTGTGACTTTCATTTGTTTTGGTAGTTAAAGGGTTCTGTTTTAGTGATTTCGGTTGAAGAAGAATCCGTTTTCTTCGACGAAGTCGAAGCGTAGAGTGCTATTCCAAACCGCTTGCCAGTCGATGCAAGCGCCCAAGAATGAGGGGATTGCGTTCATGTCGTAGTTTTCCGAAACATACTCTTCGGCGAAGTCTTCGGTTGAGTTAAACTGCCCGGCGCAAGCTTCTTGCGCGTGACTGAGTGAGGATTCATCGAACGAGTAACCAAAGCATTCCGCAAACGCTTCCCAAATAGCTTGTTCCGCATCATTGCAGTCAATCCAGTCCCAAAGGGCTGGAGACAAATAGCTTTCGCCATAAAAGGCGCGAGGGAAGCCTTCGAAGTCTTGGAACATAAGTTCGGGGTCTGCTTCGTCTTTGTGTAGTTCGAGACAAGCGTCCCTAAAGGTTTCAGCATCATGACCTTCAAGCTTAATCCACGCGCCTTTTATGGATCCGGAGTTATACTTGGCGAAGGTGCCAACGTACACGGCGGGAGAGGTTTCTGTTGTTTTGGTTGTGTTCGTGTTCATTTTGTTTTGGTTTGGTTTGGTTTGGTTTTACTGACTCAGGTAAAGGGGTTTAGGAAAGGAGTGAACGCCACAGAAGGACGGTCGACCAGAGGAAGAGGAAGAGGACGCAGAGCGCTTCAGGGAGAGAGAGTGAGAGTTGGGACAACGCGAGGATGTCGGCTGCCACAAGGGTGAAAAAGCCTAGGGATAAGAGGTTGGTTTTCATGGGTTTGGATTGGGTTGAGGTTGCTTAGGGTTTGGCGGTGAAAAGCTTTTTGTACCAAGGGAGAGAAGCATATGCGGAACGGTCTGCTGCAAGCTTGTTGGCGATTGCAAGCTCTTGAGCGATACGGGCTTGTTTACGCTCGGTGTCGGCGATTGCACGGGCTGTGCTGGTTAGGAGAGACGCTTTGAGGGGGTGGGACTCGCTCCAACTTGCTGCTTCAGCGTGGATTGCTCTGTTCCACTCGAGCTCTTCGGTGAGTGTCATGTTGGGTTTGTGTAACAGGTTTGTTTTCATGGTTTTGTGTTTGTTTGATTGTTTGGGTTCGTTTGAACTTGGTGCAATGTTGGCGCAAGTTGGGTTGGGTGGCAACAACAAAAATGCGCATTTTTTGCGCGCCTGGTGCGTGGATGTTCTCGCTTTGGTCCCTATGTTGCGAATCTTTTAGGAAAAGATGGCACTTGATAGAAACCTTACGGGAAGGGCTAAAGGAACGCCGAACAAGTTCACGACGTTCCTCAAGGAAGCCATGCAAACATCCTTCGAGCGTCTTGGTGGTCCCGCATACCTGGAAGAAGTGGGGAGAAGGGATCCAAAGACGTACTGCGCGCTCCTTTCAAAGATGTTCCCACGCCAAGACAAGCCAAGCCAAGCGGCAGAAGGCGCAGTATCCACACTCTCCGACGCTGAGATTCGGCAAAGGGTAGCGGGCATGCTGCGGGAAGGACTCTCTCCAGCAGGCATCGAAACAGGGGAAGTAGTTGACGCTGTGGAGGTTGGAGAGAAAAGTGGTACTTGAAGTTCAAGTATACATGACTGCGATTGTAAAGACTAATGACTTAAATCATAGTGATTACATGCAATCAAAACGCGTTTAGTATCAGCCTTCATGGATTCCAGCACTAGATTTCATCTTAACTCATAAACAAATCACGAATCCAAACATACCTAAAACCCCCTGAACCCATCCGGAACTTACAGCGGAGACGGCGGCGTCTCCGTGAATATCGCTATTAGACCGTGAAAGAACTCAGTCCAGAAGAGAAAGCAGAACTGGTCATGTGCCTCGAGGAACTCCAGAGGCGCAAGCGTGAGCGCCGTTTGCTCGGTTACTACCCAGACACCGGACCCCTCAGGCGGGAGCTCTACAAGAAGCACCTAGCCTTCTTCGAGGCGGGGGCGAAGTACAAGGAGCGTCTGATGATGGCAGCCAACCGCGTCGGCAAGACGGAAGGCATCGGCGGCTTCGAGATGGCGGTACACTTGACGGGCCGGTACCCCTCATGGTGGACGGGCCGTCGGTTCGACCGGCCTATCTCGGCGTGGGCGGCGGGGGACACCGGTAAGACCTCACGGGACATCTTGCAGACGAAGCTTCTGGGACCGGCTGGGAGCCACGGCACGGGCCTCATCCCGAAGGAAGACATCCTGCGGGTGTCAGCCAAGGCCGGTATTGCAGACGCGGTGGAAATCATCGTGGTCCGGCACGCGTCAGGGGGCGAGTCGCGGTTAACGCTCAAGAGCTACGACCAGCGTCGCGAGAGCTTCCAAGGAACGGAGCAGGACATCATCTGGCTGGACGAGGAGCCACCGCTGGACATCTACACGGAGTCGTTGCTGAGGACGATGACGAACGACGGTATGGTGATGCTGACGTTCACGCCGCTCTTGGGGATGAGCGAGACGGTGATGGCGTTCTTGAGGGACGGTGAGGTGTGTGAGCGGGCGGAGGGGACGAAGTTCGTTGGGATGGCGACGTGGGACGACGTACCGCACTTGAGCCAAAAGCAGAAGGAGGATTTGTGGTCGAGCATACCGCCTTTTCAGAGGGACGCACGGTCGAAGGGTGTGCCGCAGTTGGGGGCAGGGGCGATATATCCGGTACCGGAGAGCGAGCTTGTGGTGCCGGACTTCGAGGTACCGGTGCATTGGCCGAGGGTGTTTGGGATGGA